CCCGTTCGGGCTCGGCCGCGACGAGGCGGGCGAAGACAGCGCTGACGCCGCCACTGACGGCCCGGCGCTCCACTAGCACCGTGAGATTGGTGGGCGCCGGGATCTCTTCGGGCTCAGCCTCGGCGTTCGGCAACGGCGGCGTCGCGCCTTCCTCGGTGGCAGCGTCGAAGTCCCAGGCGGTCGGATCGATGGAGGCGAGATCGAAGGTGCAGGTGGAGCCGTCGCCGGCAGCCACCGCGCGCTCGACCCGGAACACCGCGTCAATGCCGTAGCGTGGGAGGTTCAGCCGGATCACGTCCTCGTAGAGCGCTGGCAGGCCAGCGCGCCCCGTGGTGAGGCCCGTGATGCGGAAGCGGGGGTTCTGCTTCGCCGTGTGGATCTTGGCGAGGCGCCGAAGCTGATTGTGGAGCGAGACCCAGGGCCGCGAGAAGTCCTGCTCGAGGATCTCGCCGCTCTCCGCCTGCCCGTCGAGGTCGTCCCAGGGCTCGCCCTCGATCTGCTGATAGTCGTGCGCCCAGGAGACGAACGAGGTCTTGAGGCGGTTGAAGGTGGCGCGCTTGCCCGAACCGACCTCAAGGGAGCCGATAGAGATGATGGCGTCTTGGCCGATCGTCACCTCGGGCGGGACGTAGCGCCCCCCGGTGATCCCGATCTTGCCGTCAGGTGTCAGGAACAGGCGCCCGTCGCAGGCGTCGAGCATGCCTTGCAGCACGTCGGCCGGCTCGTCCGTCAGGTCGTAGGTGCCGGCGAGGAAATAGCGCGGGTACGTGTTGCCGTAGCGGTCGATGATGGGCTCAGCGTCGAGGGTAGCCTTCGCGCGGAAGCTGTTATTGTCGATCATCTCCTCGGGCACCTGCATTCCCCAGGTCGGGTGAGTGAGGAAATCACGGATGCAGAGCGCCGCGTTGTCGCTCCACGCCCATGTGGCCGGGTCGCTCGTCTGGGCGGGATCGTTGACGTTGCGGACCTTGGAGGCACGCAGCACGGCGCGCGGCTGCGGCCACGACCCCGACTCGTAGACCTTCTGGAAGAACTTCTCGGCCACCGGGTCGGAGCGCTCGACGAGGTATGCGCAGCCGCGCAAGCGGTAGTCCGCCGTCCAATAGGGCAGCCCCTGCAAGATCTGCGAGGCGGCCTGATCTGTCTCGCCGCGATGCATCTCCAACTGCACAGCGCTCAGCCACGGGCTGACCCCGGCAGGACCGCCGAGCGAGCCCCCCGGCAGGCTCGATTTGCGGTCGTCGAGCCAGACTTCCTCGTAAGCGTCGATGGGCCCCTCAACGAGGTAGACGCCGATGTAGAAGGCGCCGCCGTGAGAGTCGTATGAGACGAAGGGGCCGGACAGCTTTACCCGTCCGTAGGCGCGGCGCCGCGGCGGCAGGGCCTGCCGGGTGGCGAACTGCCGGGACGCCACCTTCTGTTTGCTGTCGGGCGTGGTCAGCGTCTGCACGAGCAGCGAGCCACCGACCAGTGCCGTGGTGCCGACGATGGTCGAGAGAGAGACGCCCGCGATCGCGTATCCCGCGATGACGGCTCCCGAGTAGCCAGCGGTCGAAGCCGCCGCGGTGATGATGGCCGCGCCGATCGCCTCAACCACGGCGCAGGCTCCAGGCGCACAGCACGGCAAAATCCTCGATCACGATGCCGCCCTTGGTCTTGGCCGCCCAGCCGCCGTGAACCCGGATCGCGGAGACGATCTGCCCGGCAGCGTCGCGCACCACGCCCACGTCACCCTCGACGGGCGTGCGGGTCTCGTTGAAGCCGGCCAGGGCCATGTGGACCTTCCACATCGTGAGGAAGCCGCCCCAGGCGCGTTCAAGGCGCAGCGCACCGGTGGCATTGTGGTAGGCGCCGCGCAGGGCGGCAGCCGGATCCGTGCCGGTGGCGGCCTCGACCCAATCCGCGACGAACGCGCAGCAGTCGTGATCCGGGCGGCGGAACGGCTCGGCCATGCCGCGGTGCAGGTGGGCGATGAGGTCGGCCACAGGCGTCAGTAGTTCGGCCAGGGCCGGGTGCGCTGCACGAGCGCGGCGAGTTCGCGCGCACCCTGGTCGCCCGGATAGAGCTTCGTCTGGCTGGCGTGGTTCAGGTAGGCGAAGGCCGGCCGGCGGCGGCGATAGAGCAGCGTCAGCAGCGACACAGCGATGGTCGCAGTCGTGCCGTTGTCCGCGATCGTCATGCGGTCCATCAGGCCGGAGTAGATCGCCCGCGGCGCGTCGAGCAGGTTCCAGGCTTCGTCATAGTGCTGATCGAAGATGCGGGCCGGGCGGCCCTTCACCTCGGACGATGCGGCCAGCGTTGCGGCGATCAGGCCCGGATCGACCCCCGACAGCGTCAGGCTCGGCGCGCCGTCGGACGGCACGACGGCCTGCTCGATGTCCGAGATTTGGCCGAGTGTGCCGATGCCCTCCCAGACCGTGCCGTCGGCCGTCCGCAGCGGCCCGACACCCTGATGCAGGAACCGGGTGCCGGACGTGAAGTCGAGGCGCACCAGCCGCGCGGCGCGCACCACGGCGCCACGCTGAAGCGCGGCGACGGTCTCGGGCATACGGGGCATGGGCTAGTTGTTCTCCCGCCAGTTGGCGAGCGACTGGCCGATGAGGCGACGATCCTCGGCGCGGGCTTGATCGACGTAGGCGCGAAGGCCCATCAGCGCGGCTGGGTCCGCTCCGGGGGCATTGATGTTGATGTCGCCCATGCGGATTGAGCGCCCGCCGCCGGTGCGCCGCGCCGGGATGATCCGGCCGGGCGAGGTTGGCACGAAAGTCTCGCGCCCGCTCTCGCCGACGATGTAGGGTGTTCCAGCCTTCACAGGGCCGCCGCCCGCGCGGCCAGTGGGGTTCAGCGAGATGCCGCCACCGCTGAGCAGCCCGCCGAGCAAGTTATTGCCGGCGCCACCCTTGCTAAACAGGCTCTCGAAAATGCTGTCGATGCCGCGGGTCGCGAGTGACTTGACGAGGCGGTTCAGCACCTCAGTCAGCTTCTCGCCGTTCACGATCGCATCGGAGAAGGCATCGGACAGAGTGGCGCCGGCCTGCCGGGAGGAAGCCTCGAACTTGCGGTTAGCCGCCTCGGCCTGCTCAAGCTTCTCGGTGGCGACGCCGAAGGCTGCGGCTGTCTTCTCGATGTCGGCCATCAGCGCCGGGGTCACAGCGACGTTGGCCTTCTTCGCAGCCTCCAGCAGCTTGAACTTGGCCTCAGCCTCGGCAGCGGCGCCGGCCGATTTGCCGACCGTCGTCAGCTCGTTTTCGAGCGCACCCGTGCGCTTCGTGATGGCGGCGGTCTCGCGCTGAAGGTCGTTTTCCTTGTCCTTGGAGCCGCCCTTGCTGCCGCCCCCGCCCTTCTTCTCTTTGTCCCCCGGCACCTTAAAGTCGGCGATTGAGATCGGCTTCGGCGCAAGGGCCTTAGCGTCGGCGTCAAAAACGCGGCTGAGGCGGTTATCGGCGGCGTCGGCCGCCTTCTTGTCCTTCTGCGCCGAGGCGTCGAGGAGGTCTCCGCGCGTCTTCAGGGCATTGCGGAGCTTGTCGAGGCCTTCGATACGGCTGGGAAGAGCGCCGGGCGTAGCAGCCCGCGATGTGCGCCTGACGCCGGGTGCGGCGGCCTCGGCGGGCGTGTCGCCGCCCTCGGATGCCGCGATGCTCTTAACAAGGCTCTGGAAGTATGGCGCCTTGCTGAGTTCCTGGAAATACTCCGACAGCGCCTTGACCGCGCCGGGGATCTTCCCCGTCAGCGACTCGACGGCGTTCGCTACGCCGCTCAGGGCGCCCGCCGCGGCGTGGCTCGCGCCGGTGGCCTCCGCCATCGTGCCGGCCATCTTCACGAGGGCATTGTTGAGCCGGGCCATGCCCTGACTGGATGTCTCGTCCGTCCGGTCGGCTAGGGCCTGGACTGCCGGCAGGCCCGCATTGATGGCGCGGAACAGCGCCTCGCTGCTGACCTTGCCATCCTTCACCAACTGGATGAGCTGGCCGACCGAGCCGCCCGCTTCCTTGATGCCGGCCGCCGCCGCCTTCAGGATGGTAGGGGCGCTATCGACGAGGGTTTCAAGCTCCTCCCATTGGACCTTCCCCGATCCAAGCGCCTGCCCGAGCTGCGTCAAGGCCCGGTCTGCATCCGCCGCGCCGACGCCGCCCGCGCGGAGGGCAGTGGCAACGGCCGTCGTAAACGTGATGAGGTCTGCGCTAGAGGCGTTCAACTCTTTCTGAGACTGCGACGCCCGCGAGTAGAGCCCGGCGAGAGTTTCGAGCGGGGCGCCCTGGCGCTGCGCGATGGCGTAAATCTGCTCAAATGTTGCCGTGAGCTTATCGCCCTGAAGGCCCGTCACCTTCAGGGAATTCTGCACCTTCGTGTAGCTGTCGACGAGATTGTTCAGGCTGCCGAGCGAAATGCTGGCTATGGCGCCAGCGATACCGAGGCGGATGCTTGATCCGACCCGTGCCATGGCGCCTTCGATCTTGCTCGCGCTGTTGGTGACCGAGCGCTCGACATCGCGCATAGCGGTCTCAGTGACCGGGCGCGCGCGAGCCAGCTCCCGCTCATACTTCTTGATGTTCGCCTCAAGCGAGACGACGAGGCGTTCGAGATCAGTGGCCAAGGCCGCTCCTCCGATGGATCAGCGCGCGGTTCGGCCTAAGCCGCACCGGCCATCGGCTCGTTGAGCCAGTTCCACAGAGCGTCCTCTTCCTGGTCGCTGAGCGGGTCGGGCTTGTCGGGGTTCTGGCCCTTGTTGAAGCCGGCCACGTAGGCGTGGAACTGCCAGAGGGTCATCCGGCGCATGCTGTCGGCCGGAAGCTGCATCACCGCGGCGGCCTCGTAGAAGGCGCGGAACGCCATCTTGCCGTCGGGCAGGGGCTCGGCGTCGTCTTTCTTGCTGGCCCGGTGCGGCAGGGGCTCGTCCTCTGCTCCCTGCAACCCGGCGCCGATGACCAGAGCCGCCACCGCAATGGCCCGCACGGCCGGCATGTCGTCGAGCCCGCGGGAGACCTCGTGCGCCTCGGAGACGCCCATCCCGCCACCGATCAGCGCTGTGCGCAGGATCGCCCGCACATGCCGGA